CAAAGTTCGTGAGCAGAGTATTCGCCCTCCGACTCGGTGAGGGGAGGCTCATAGGCGACGAGGGCATCAGAGTTGTCAGCAAGCATTGGTGGAGCAAGGAGCACAAGGGGCTTAGGTAATACTATAAGCCCCCGTGCTCAGCCTTTATACCAATCTTTTACCAGGGCCCTCGCGAGATATTTTGAGTGGTCATCAAAATGTGTCTGAGTTACGTGACATATGAGGGGGTTCCCCCCTCATGACCCTGGGCGGGCGAGCACGAGCACTGGCGCCCAGCCCAGCTGGCAACGTGTCAGTATACAGTGGCGATTTTTTAATAATAATCCGATTTGGTGTGGGGCATCCGTCGGCTTACGCTGTACAGTGCCCTGGGTTTCACCCGCGGGCACGAGTCAGTATTGTAGTGTTGCGAGGATACTAAAATTAGAAACGTATCCCGCCATTCCCGGAAGTGATTCTGTGAAGTTTGTGTTTGTTTGTGATTGGTGAGTGTGGTTATTTATAGGATTGTTGATTTGTTGTTTTCCGCATTTATGGATTCCGAAAACCCGTCCATTGTATTTCCGAAAACTCCCAAGAAGAGAGCACCTGTCAAACGTCAAAACGCTTCAATATGGCCCGTACAAGAGTCCGAACCATCTCATACTCCTCAGGATCTAAGTCAGGTTATCTTAACAGTAAAAAAATTGCAAGAGCAGCTATGGTCCTTTCGAAAAGAGTGGCATCAGTTCCTAGAGCACCTCTCGCAACACGAGGATTCTATGGACAGTTCAGCTGGAGAGGAAGAGATGAATTAAAAGTTATTGATAATCCAGCTGGTAGTGGAACATTTCCAACCAGTGGCATTGTGGCTTTAATGAATGGTGTTGCACAAGGAACAGACTATACACAACGTATTGGTAGAAAAATACTTTTGAAGAGTTGGTTATTCAGAGTCTCCGTGGTTCCACTTCCTAGTACAGTGTCTCCCGTTGGTGACATTTGTAGAATCTTGTTATTTTATGACTGCCAGACAAATGGATCAGCTCCTAATGCAAACGATGTTTTGAATAGTAACGACTATAATGCTCCGATGAACTTAAACAACCGAGACAGATTCAAGATCTTAGCGGATAAATATGTGACCATTGGTGCAAGTTCTTATACTGCAGGCGACTTGGTAGCAGGATCTCCCACACCCAAACAGATCAAGATCTTCAAAAAGTTTAATATGGAACAAATCTTTGGTGGAACTGGTAACACCGTTGGTTCCATTAATACCGGTGGTTTATTTGTTTTGTTTATCTCTCTAGCAGCTAAAGCTACCTACCTCTATGACTCACGTGTTCGTTTTATAGACTCTTAATTTTATTTCTCTGTTTTGAACTGCTGTATATTAAAAGACCTTTATGAATTCTTTGACTTCAACAATCTTTAACCTACACTCCAACGTCTCCAACTTGTTGTCGACCTCATAGCCCTTTTCAAGGGCTTCAGCTGCAGCTTTCTTTAACCCGGGGTAGCAGTCTACTAGAGCAAAATTACTTAGAATAATCGTTGGAATATTCTTAGTCTTCAAGTATTGAGATCCTTTCTTTCTTAGAGTCATAGTTTGGCCATCCAAGAACTGATTCAGCCATTGTATGGTTTTTTGTCCTTTGAATTCATCAATGACACAAAGGTCATAGTCATTGTCATATGCGTCGTAAAAGTCTTCCGTGGTTGGTATATGGTACACAGATAGTGATTTCTTCAAATACTCTATCAGCGAAGTCTTGCCAAGATTCCTCTCTCCATGTATGAAGAGTTGTGGGGCCTTGAATGGGCGCGATCTCCGGATATTGTCCGCTAGCCACATCCCAATCTTTCGATTAGCACCAGTTAGTTCTATCCAATTTGGTTCTACCCATGGTTCTTTTTTCTCTCTATCCAGAATGACAGACATATACGCACCGTATTCCTCTATCTTCCGTTTGTTGATCATGAAATAATGATTATTGGCCTTACGAACATCTTCGATTTTGGCTCCGGTATCTAGCATATCAGCTACTTCTTTAGACAAGGGTTTTTGATGATTCAATAAAGCCTTTACGTCAATTCCTTTGGCAGCATACTCTTTATCTTCTTTGGTTACATAAGCAACCCATTTTCGTACATTTTTGGTTACTTCATAGTCTCCATGTTGTCCTCCGATGAAATCGAAATACCGTGGGTCCGATACTGAAATTACTGAGGGTAATTTAAGGAATATGTGAAGATGATGATTTCCATCCTCATGTTGTTCTCTTCCGATAACATAATGGCAGTCGGGCCATTTTTCTTCAATCCGCATCCTTGCGGCTTCTTTGGTTTCTTCACATTGAGGAAATGTCAAAGTAAATTTCTTTGACCTCATCTGGAACCGTTTCCTTTGGCCCCGGTCCACAGGTGGATGTTTACGTTTCTTAACTGAAACGTTTTTAGCAGCATTCTTGGCTGCAGCTTTTTCTGCTCTTTCACAAAGTTCGTGAGCAGAGTATTCGCCCTCCGACTCGGTGAGGGGAGGCTCATAGGCGACGAGGGCATCAGAGTTGTCAGCAAGCATTGGTGGAGCAAGGAGCACAAGGGGCTTAGGTAATA